GGTGTAGTAGTATTATTTACATAACGCATCGTAAGCAACTGAAGACCAATTGACTGACTAGCTGGTGATGTTATAATACCAATCCCTTGTCCGGCAGCACTGATGCCACTCTGGTATTTGATTAACGCATCTAAGTTCAGTAGCAATGAGCAGTTAAACTGATCCGTAAACGTAGTGCCATCACAAGAGTCAACTACAGGCTCTATGTTTGATGCTGTGCCTATAGCATCTTGAAACTCAATACTTGTTGCCAACTCATACACCGAAGCATACGATCTAGGCAATACAAATGAAAAGTTAAGAGACGTGCTATCTGTTGTCTCAGCAGGAAACGGAGTATTCCCAGCAAACCCTTGATGCTCAAATGAAATATCGGCTGTAATAGAGGCCCCTGCAACGAGTTCAAATGGTGAAAGGTCTAAGTATGCCACCGAGCCTGGGATCGTTTGAGGAGAGCCAAAATTATAGGTCCCTGATCCAGTTGAATCAACTATCTCAGTAGTACCAATCTCCTCTGATATTAACTCAACAGAATACTCTTGGTCAATAGGGTTGCCATTGATGTCTACCATGTCATACCCCTCAACATAGTTACCATACATGAGTCTATTACCCATGATGGTCTGTGCCTTAGCAAGCAATGGTACGTTGTCGTACAATCTTAACAGCTCACTTTCAGGAAGGACGGTAAATATCTTACTGTTTGTAAATGTATATGTTTGATTATCGTTATCTGTTAGCCCAAGGTCAGCCTTGTTAAGCTTCTCAATAACCTTAATGACATTGCTAGTGGTATCCTTAAATAGCAAGTCAATGCCAACCACAAGCGGACCGCCTGTATTGTAAGTTACTCTAGCTGCATTAAACTGGTTCTGCATGCCCTCATTCAGGTAGCTATTAATGCTAAAGTCAAACGGCTTAGGCTGAAACGCAGGGGCAGACCACTGAGATGTAGCAGAATATTCTCCCCCCTCATATAGGTATCGATATGCAAAGCAAATGAATCTGTTTTCTAAGAAGTCATTTTCATTCCCTGTGTTAATTAATGTAACACTAGGGGACTCTACCGGTGGTCTCTTAATAACAAGAATAGACTCAGCACTAAACTGGTCTATGTTACCCACAGGATCAGGATAGTTCTTTAATCTGTCTATGAACCTTGGTGGATTGTAATCGTCCGTAAAAAATATTAAGTCATCAATAATGTTTATCCCCGTGATAAGATATCCTGGGTTAAAGTTTAGTGTGGTATTATCACCGCCTCCATCGTTAATGCTAATCAAGTGGTACGTCAATATGTTGTTGTACACATTGAAGGACACAATCATATCAAGCTTACCTGTAGCACCTACTGGAAAGTTGGAGTCATGAATAAACCAATAGATAGTCTCACTTGTGTTATCAGCTATAGTGCCAATACATCTAGCTGAGGAACTAAGCGGTGTACCATTAACATACTTAATTGTAGTCAGCTTGCTGTTACCCTTAGTATTTTCAATGACACCAATCTCAGAGTTCTCTGTAGATCCCATGCGAACATTAAGGGCATCGATATACTCTCCATCAGGAATGAGTCGTTCATCAACGACTTTATTCATTCTCCCAGCTATGAAGTTTCTTGTGATGTTCGTCATATTATTTCAACCACTTGTCCATGCCACGTAGGTTCATCAATAGTCTACCTGGGTGAATGTTACTCAATCTTATTTTAGAATTTCTTAGAAGAGCAGTCTTCTCTTTTCTTGCACGGTTAACAATGTACTCCTGTACACCAAGCTTAGCGTTTAATATTTCATACGTAATGTACGCATAAATAAATTTTTCAAACAATTTATTTACACTGACACTCGCATCGTCACCATTCTCCATGCCATCAGATACATACTCTAATATCACAGACTGACCAAACATGTCCGAGTTGAAGTTAATCACGCCACTCTTGGCATCGATATTAAATGTAGGGTTGAAGTTAGCAGTCTCATTATTAAGACCATATCTGGTACCAATGCCATACTCAAAGTACCATTCTCCTCCTCCTAAATCCCATCCCTCCTGGCCATCAAATCTGCTCTGAGGATTCAAGTAAATGCTCTTCTTTACACCCTCTAATCTCTGCAAGTCAATCTCTGAAAACTCAGGAGACAATGCATTGCCTTGGTTGTCAAACAATATCTTACCAGTGTTGTCCTGCAAGTACGCCTTAGCAGAAAGCGTTTGAATGTTTTCAGTCAATGGTCTTAGGTATCCATCCTTGTATAGGTTTACCCTAACCCAGTTGACATAGTCTGATGGTAGAATGTACTTAAGCGTATCGTCAACAGTTAGCTCAAGAACTTTTATTTGCTTAAACGCATCATAGTTTAGTTCTTGTATTGCTCTCTTGGCATGGAACAAAATTTTATATCGTTCCTCATTATTTACCAAGGAGTGATTCCCAGAGTACATCAACAAAAAGTTGTTGACAACATCCTGCAAACTAACATACTGATATGACCCCCAATTCTTATCAATTGGTTGATTGCCACCATTTTCGTAATACTGATATTGAGTGATGTATGCCATGATTATACAGATTGTTTTTGTTCCTCAGCTCCACCAAACTGAACTGCCTCAATCTCACGAATAGACATACCAGCATACTGAAGAATTTTTGATACTAATTTTATTTCATCCTCAATAGGCACCTCGAAGTCTTGGTATCCTAACCCAGGAGACTGATTGAACACCGGCTCACCATTCGTTAGCGTAGTGAACGTCCACTTAGGATCCTTAGGATATCTGAAGTAACTGGCATCCACCTCGTTAGCAAGATTAATTGTTGATGGGTATACTGTAAGGATGTTACCTTCCTGAGTATAAGCAGGATACGTTTCTGTTGGAGCGGTCAAGTTAGAGTTTACCAACATTGTAATCTTTCCATGAGTAACCTTCTCTGCTTCTCCCTTAAATACTCTAGTAGCACCAGATGCATCGTAACAAAGGATCTTGTTAATCATAAAGTAATCAAAACCAGTAGTCGTTACCGATGGAAGATAGAACCTATTTGAAGCCGCAGTCACCTGAGTAAGAGTAGATGTTACAGCGAATAGTTCAATAGACTCTTCTAAAGGCTTTCTAATATCCGCATAGTCAGTACCTGATACACGAGCGTTCTCCTTGTTAATAGTATTGTTATAATCAGAGAAGTACTCCTCAAAGATTTCTAACTGAGCCTGCTTGGCAAACAGGTTAAAGTCAGAAGGTGAGATGTATCCGTAATTATTCTTGTTCAGAATTGCCAATACGGTATTTCGAACTGAGTTGATCATTCTAGTCTTTTTACAAATATAAACAAAAAAAAAGAGGGTGTTATTACACCCCCATTTTTGATTATCTATCTATGAAAAACATGATTACAAATCTAAATTATTTTCTAGCATTTTCAAAGCATCAATGCCATCATCTGTTTTTAGGAATTGAGCCACGGCAAAGTATGGATCATCACCATAAGAAACAGTAAGCATCTTCTTCTTCACTGATGGTGTATTAAACCACACCTCCTTGTTGTTATTTCTGAATGACAATAGCTTGTTCTCAAAGAACACGTGGATATTTGCCTGAAGCTTTAGCATTGGGTCACGTAGGATATTCAAGAATCCTTTTGGATCTCTCTTTGCGTAAATCAAAATGTCACGCTTAAGCTCAGATGTTGTGAACTTATTTGGGTCCTTACTGAACAATACTCTAGCGATTGTCTCAAGCTGGTCAACACTAAGCTGACGTGCTTCAATCAATGCATCTACCTCAGATGTAAGTTGTTCTACTTCCTTAGCTGCATCTCTTTCATAATCAACCTGCATAAATGAGATACCATTTAGTGGGTGATAGTGAAGGAACTGCTGTAGGACTGGATTATTTCTTGGTACTGATAGGAAGCCATTTTCGAATACGATTGGCTCTAAGATTGCGTTGCCATCCTGCTCATCCTCAAATGGGGATTTCTGGTTGATGGCATATCTTAGTGGTCTGTTTACATTGTTGTCCTCATCAAAGTAAAGAAGTGGATACCTCTTGGTATTTCTTGATGGGAGAGTAAAAGATAAAGGAGCAGAATCCCCCTTAAGTTTGTAGACTTTGTCAGAACTTGTTGCTGATTTTTTCATTGGATATAATTTGATTAAAATTTAAAATAGAGGGAGTCAACCAAGACCCCCTCTGTTAATTATTACTTCTTCTTCTTAGCTGCTCCGTAAAGATTTGCGGATCTTTTTTCAATCGATTTTGCAGTTATAGGGTTTTTACTTCCATAAAGCAAAGAACGCTGAAATTCTATTTCCTTTTCCAACTTACCAATAGTTTTCTTTGGATCTAAAGAAGGCATATCTTTTTTATTTCTTATGCCTCCTTGCCCTCCGCCTCTTGTATTTTCCATGTAAGTATAGGAGTCACTTTTTTGGCCAGGCTTCAAAACCTTTCCAAAAGTTTTACCTGCAATCATACTATCAGGACTATACTTTTTCTTAGGAGGATCAATTTTCTTAACTGATGTTGTTTTCTTAATTGCCATTGTCTTGTTTGTTTTAAAGATTAAAGGAAGGGCCAATCGGCCCCTCCTATTATTTTAAATTAGGCTCCGTATCTGAACAATACAAAGTTGTTTGCACCTAGGGTACATACACAACGCTCAGACAAGAAGTTGACCTCCATCGCATCGAGATCGCTAGTCTGTGCACCACCGGCAGAACCTGTGATCCAAGTCTTGTATCTACGATCTTCAGTCTCAGAAGCTCTGTAACGAACGTGCAAGAATGGTCTCTTAGCGTTCTTACCCATGATCTGATCGTACACAGTGGTAGAACCAGCAGGTACCAATAGACCAGTTACAGTACCAGTAGCAGATGCACCAGTAGGCAAGCCACCACGCAAAGTGGGATCGTTCAAGTACTTCCAGTCAGACTTGTAGAAGTCATAACCTCTACGGAATCCAGTGAATCCAAGATTCAAGGCCATCTTCTCATCGTTGTCGAATAGACCATAAGAAGTACCACCTGCACCGTAGCTGTTCTGAGCTGCCAACATATCGTCAATGTCAAAGCTGAATGCTCTGTTCAAGAAGATTACGTTCTCCTCGATAGATCCCTGCTTGTCAAGACGAGAGATGATGCTATCAAAGTCAGATAGAGTAGTTGGGTTACCACCACCCCATACGTTACCACGGTTGTTAACCACGTAGAAAATACCCTCAGAACCTTTGTTACCATAGATAGGGTTCAAAGAAGCGTTAGCTACACCAGAACCAGACTCAGCAGGAACTGCTTCAATCATTGCGGTCTCAAGATAGTCTTCGAAACGTAGACGAGTCTCGTGCTCAGACTTCAAATACCAAAGGTATCCAGTTGCACCATTCTCGGTAGTTACTTCTACCCATCCAATCTGAGCCATGTCAGAACCAGATACTGCATACTTGTCCTTGATGATGATTGGAGAGTTGTCGAAGATTTCGTCTTCAGCTTCCAAAGAACCAATCATACCAACAGTTCCTTTCTTAAATTCAGAACCATAGATCCATACAGAAAGTACAGCAGTTCCAGAGAAAGTCTGTCCAGCACCTTCGTAGTAAGCAACATCGAAAGTATCATTAGCAGTGTTAACAGCAGTAACGATACCCTTGTTAGAAAGACCTGTAGCATTATCAGAGATAAATACAGTCTGTCCAGCACGGATCGCAATAGCAGTTACGTTAGCATCAGAAACAGTGATGGTTGCAGAGTCTGCTCCAGCAGCAGCAGAAGAATCGCAGTTCACATACTTAGTATGCAAACGACCTTGCTCAGCCCACTTGATCATATCAGAGTTGGACGGCATTTCAGCTCCTACCATTCTTAGGAAGGAAGCTACGGTACGATTACCATAACGCTCGAATTCTTTCTCGTAGGTATCAGGTAGATACTGGTTCAAGAAATCAAAGTTGGTAATGTAGTTAGTTGATAAAGGCACCTGCTCAGCACTTGGCTGCAACTGGAACCCAGGAGTGTTTAATACTGCCATTGTTTTGTTTGTTTTTAGTTGTTATATTTTTTTAATGCTGCGGATTTTTAGACCCCTCCCAGAGTCTGGCGCAACCGCCTTCACCTGCATTCCACCTTTGTTAACAACCTCAGGAGCTCTACGCTCAGACATATTTATATTTTTGGTCTTACGTAAAACGTCATCGGTAGCATCCGCTTGCCCTTGCTCATAAAAGAACTTGGCAAACTTTTCAGGATTCATTGCGATAGACAAAGACTTGTGGTATCCAGCTGCATCCTTAATTAGTCCACTGTCATCCAAGAACTTATTAACAAAGTTCAATGGGCTTGACTGAGCACTCTTTAATTCAGAGCCAGATGCCGGAGCAAATAAAATCTTCTTATCGTTAATGTCGAACTCAAATCCTTTGAAGTCTTTACTAAAAACCTCCTCTGTCTTTTGGTCGAACCATCTACGCTTTCGATTACTTTCCTCCTCTATACTCTTTGACTGTTTTGTATACTGACGATAAGCCTCGAATTCTTCTTTCTCTTCTGGAGATAAGCCCATTCCACTTGACTCAAGCGGCAACTTATATTTCTCTTTCTGAGAATTGAAATGTTTCTTAGCCTCGGCAATAGCTTTCTTTCTTGCAATCTTTACATGCTTAATCTTTGACTCATCATCTAGATCCTCATCAAAGATGTAATCCTCCATCAAGACTTCAATGTCCTCGTCATCTAGATTCTGCTGTGTATCTGCAAGGTACTCTCTAAGAAGATTATCTGGATCCATAGCATCGTAATCTTTCCTAAGCTTTAGGAAGTCATCAAAGCCACGCCCAGTATCCTTCTTATAATTTAAATAAGCTGAAACATCCTCAGGCAATTCTTCATTAGCCTGTCTCTGATCCATCAACTCATCAAATGAATTGATTTGCTTATTGTATCTTTTACCAATATATGAAAGAACTTTTTCTTCAGATAATTCCTCTTCTTGTGAAGTAGTATCCTGAGCTCCATTGTCAATACTAGTAGTATCAATAATAGTCTCTTTTTGTAATTCCCCATTGAGTTCTTTTTCATGTTTCTCAAGTAGTTCTCTTTCTACTTCTTGTACACTCTTAGGCTCAACTCCATCTAGTGATCTTACTTTGATTTCCATTTAATTAGATTTTATGTTACAAATATATATTTTTTTTTAACGTGGCTCAAACTCTGCCATATCGAACCCATCGAGCGTGTCCTCATTGGATTCAAAGCTCAGTGGAGGTAAGTTATTTTTCCTCTGATTAATTAACTTAGACTGCTCAGAGTTCTGCTGACTAATTCGCTTGGCTTTAGAATCCTCCTTCATCATATCTCTATCTGCAAGTGCGGTCTCCTTAATACCAGCAATCTGCATCTGATAGCTAAACTCTTCAGCCATCAACATTTTCTTCAGCTCAGCCTCTGCCTTTAACTTCTCAATATCGAACGCCACCTCAGCCTGCTTAATCTGCATCTTAGATTGGGTGTCCAACTGAAGCTGTTGCATCGCTACCTGAGCAGCAAACTCCTGAGACTGCAACTGCTGCTGAGCCATCATGTCCTGCTTCTGCATCATCATCTTCTCCTCTCTCTCCTGCTTCTTAACCCTCTTCATCTTAAGTAGCTGGTTAGCAAGCTTAAGGTTCTTAATCTCTCTGATGTCAATAGCATCCTCAAGATTGATGTCACCCTTAGACAATGCCATCTGTACGTTAGCCTCTAGCTGTGCTCTCTGCTCCTCATCTGGAGATATCTCAATGAAGATACCAAAGTCGTAGATGTAAAGATCCTTGATGTCATTCAAGATAGATACGTTATACTTACCAATCTTATTAGCAAAGTCATCCTTAAAGTCAGCGTACTGCAAAATATCTGCAACACGATACGTAAGTGCCTCAGCAAGTGTGCGGTAAATAAATAGACCACTCTCAAGAATATGTCTAGTAGCTGTGTTAGAGTTAAGAGCTGCAAGCTTTTGTACACCAACCAATGCATTAGGGTCAGGGTTAGATCCATCCCTTGCCTCGTTCAGACCGGTAACCGATCTAATCATATCAAGGTAGTGGTTGTAGTTAGCAATAAGCATCTGAGTCTTAGCCGCACCTGAGTTAGATGTAAGCTGCTGGATAGGAACTCGTGCGTTATTAAACTCACCATCCTGGGTGTAGCTTCTACCAATAACACTACCTGTCTGGAAGTATAGTCTCAATGCATCCTCTGGATTGTAAGCCGCACCTGTTCCCAAGTCAACCTCATTCAATCCATCCGCATCAATGAACACACCATCTGGTACCGTACGTGCAATGACCTGCTGTAGCTTCAAGTGAGTCAACTGAATCAAGTCAGCAAAAGGTATCATCCTTCTAACCAACGACTCAATAGCCCCCTTGTACATGCGTGGTGCACATGCCACATAGTTTGGTATAGCATGCTGAGACGAAGACTTTGGTCTAACCATGTTCTCTGACATCTCCCACTTCAACAAGAAGTTAGTACCCATCACCATCACACCATCATACCAAACGTCAATTGTCTTCTCAATCTTCTCAAATTTCCCATCCTCCATCATTTCTACAGGAGGATTGAACTTATCATCTTTCTCTATAATGCGACTTCCTCCACCCTCAAGGATCTTCTTCTTGTAGACCATCTTCTTAGTGGTCTTATAGTTGAAGTAAAGTAGGGTACAGGTATCACGATAGAACATACTGTTCTCGTAGAATCGAGCTACATTGTAATAGTCATACCAGCTCTGAGAGTATTTGGATATCTCCTCCATCTGCTCACGTGTAAGAGTCGGGTCAATCTTTAGTAGCTCCGTCATCGGAAGAGTCTTTATCTCTCCCCAATAGAAGCAGTCCTTAAAGAATGGGTCCTCAGTGTAGCTGTACACAACATTAGCTGGGTCAACATAGGACACCTCAACACCAGATCCTAGTAAGAACTCATGCTTAGCAATACCAATACCAATAACAGCAAGGTCATAGTCAATACGCTTACGTGTATCCTGGTAGTGGTTCTCATCAAAAATTGTATTGATAGCCTCCTCTTCAGCTATCTCAATCGCAGGCTTATACTTAAGCTGCATGTATAGTGATAGCTCCTCATCAGTCTGAGGTAGCTCCTCTGGATTTGTTACAAATGGGTCAACACCAGTCTCACCCTGTATCTTTAAAAGTAAATCCTTAGCAAGCATCTGACTCTCAATCATGTCCTGATACTTACTCCGCTTGGCTTGAGACATTGCATCCTGTGCATACGCCTTAACCTTAAACAGCCTGTCGTTCATGCCGTTAACGACAATGTCTACAAACTTAGGCAAGATAGGTACAGGAGTCCAGTCAAGGTTTAGATAAGACAAGTCGCCATCAATCGCTAACTCATTCTTATATTTCTGAATGGACTGCTCACCACGTGCGTATAAACGCAAGCGATTAAACTCAGCCCACTGATTGTAATATCTACATTGACTTCCATCTTTTCTAAACCACTCATACTGAATGGCTTGACCCACCTGAAGACCAAACTCAGGTGTTGCTTTCTCAGCATCAGAAACAAACTGGCTTGGAAATGCTGTTGAAGATATATTAACTACGACATCTTTCATCTAATAATTTGACTTTGATTTCCAGTGTTAGCGTACTTTGCGAAATTAACACTAATTTTCGACTCTTTTTTATCTGGTAAATATACATGTTTTTGATTTGCCATTATAGCTAATCCAGAACTGATTGATGCATCGTGCTTTGTTCGATCATTAATATCAAACTTAGCCCAGTCCTCAAGCGTTCTAATGAATGGCATTGTGCCTATCTCATCCGCTGGTCGGTAGGTAGATGTCATATCAAACCCAATGAACTTCTCAATGTACGACTCAATAGCAGAGGCGTGTGCCTGCTTAACTTCTTCACTTGAGTTAGGTATACCACCCAGCTCACGCTCTGTCTTGCTAAGCTTGTTCAACGGTCTATCAGGTCTGTTCAATGAAAACGCTCTGTAGCCCCTATTCTTAAAGTGGTACAGTATACGTGCCTTGTTATTCTCTGCAAGCACTGGCATCCCATAGAACACACAGGCCATCAGCACATCCTCGAAGAATATCTCAGCAGTCTGTGGTCTAGCAATGTACTCTAAGAAGAACTGGTTCGCAGGAGCATCGTCCATGTGGTACTTAGTCATACCATGCAGCGATCCATTAGATCCTCTCCCACCTACTACCGCAGAGATATCGTACGGGTCACAACCAAATGAGCCAAGGTGCTCGTTGCCAGGGTACTTCATTCCGTTCCTATTCACCACATTGTTCTGCATGTTGGTAGGAGGGACCCAGCTAATTATAAACCTGCCACGCTGGTCAGGCGTCCATATAACCTTGCTATCCTTCTCCCCATCCTTCCAGTGAAACGATCCACGTGTAACCATCTGACCCTCAATCATTGAGTCATTGTAGTCTATCTGCTGATAGATCTTAGTTAAATTAAAGATAGATGACTTGCTCTCGTCCCTGAACGCATGGCTCTCCGTACGAGGGAACTGGCGATAGAACTCGTTGAGGGCATCGGCATCATTCTTCAATGAGTCCACCTCAGCCTCCCAGTAGTCTATAGCACCATTACGTATCATCTGGTTGTCAACACCAAGGATAGGAGCGTCAGGCTTTCTAAGTATAGGCATACCGTACCTATCAATGAATCCCTCCATGTTCCACTCCATCGGTATAAACAATGAGTATAGACCACTCTTAGTCTGTCCATTCGCATTTCTGTTTAATACATTTGAGTCCTCGTATAGCTTCTTGTAGTTGTCTCCACCCTTGCTCAACGCATTCGATGTAGATCCCATCATGCACTTGCCAATGATCTTGCTACCCACCCTAAGACAGGTCTTAGTTACTCGCCAGTTGTTGAGAATATTATTTGGCTTAGTCCACTTAGCACTCTCATCATGTGCCAAGAATAGTAGCTTCTCACCATCATAAGAGTTCTCCTCAGTGTTCTTCCAGTCAATGGTGGTATCTAGACCAAGCACATCATTGTCCCCGACAGTAGACATGTTCTTCTTAGTAATCTTAGATGCAGGTACACGGTACGCAAGCTCAGTCTTTGGCTTGTCCATACCATCCATAATAGGTCTGAAGAAGAATGGTAGCCTGCTATTTATTGGGACCACCTTGTCAGTGAACATCTTCTTAGCATCAGCACCTGTCTTAGATAGGATACCAACACGAGAGTCACGAGCAAGAGTGGCTATGTTCACGCACTCAGACGATGACATGAACGAGAACCCTGAGCGTCTAATCTTTAGGTATATCATACCAAATGCCCTAGGGTCTGCTCTGCATGCCTCCCAGAAAATAAAGAATATCCTGTTAGCCTCACGGTAGTCTGCATATCCTACGTCAATGCTAGACCACTGCAAGTACATGTAGTGAGATCCTGTGATGTATGTCGGGTCACCATTGTTCATGAACCACATTCCATCCTCACGCCTATTAAACTCTGTCTCAATATAGTCTACCCAACTGTCCTTAAACTCAGCAGGCATCTCGTTCCAATGGAAGATTGACTGTATCTTTGATAGCTCCTTTGGTAGCTCCTGTCTCTCCCAGTACTGATCCCTTATGTTCTTGCTCCTTGAGAAGCAATCTTTAGGCTCCTTAGGTAAGGCCACAATCAGCCCTGATATATTTATAATATCACCTATCTCTCCGGTCCTAGATATAACGACCATGTCGTACTGCTCATTGTAGCCGTACATCCATGTCCTTCCGCTGTTCTTTTTACTGACAGCGTTCTGAGGCACGTAGTCCTTAACGATTCGATATAGACCTTCGCTCTGCAAATCCTTGTTTGGTATCTGTTCTGTTCACTCCCTTATCCAACATCTCAAGAGCTTCACGCTCAGCCTCTATCCTATTGAGAATCTCAAACGCATCAAAGATGGCTAACTTCTTTGTAGCTGCGGCATTCTTTAATCTATCAGCAGACAACTCATCCTCATCATCATGCTTAATGATAGCCTCCTTGGCCACCTTAATCAACTGCTCTACAGCCTGGTGACCTGCCTCAATTATCTTCAGCTTAATTTCCTTCGGATCTCTCATAGCTTAATAGTTATCTGATGATCATACATCCTATACAACTTCTCTCCATCCACATCAAACTCATACTCACTGTCTGGCTTGAAGCACACCTTGTCACCTGGACGAATACCTTGGGATATTAGATAGGCGTTAGGGTACACCATCTCACCCATGAGTGGCTCGTGAGTGAATGGCTTATTAATATACGACTCAATTACTGGAATAGGTTTAACAAAGCAGTACCTATCATAAGTGTGCCATATACCATCTCTACGGTATAGGTAAAACTGATCAGGCTCAATGAAGAACTTATCGTCTCTGAAAAATGACCGACCACTCTTACGCCTACCCTTGATGTCATTGTAGAACTTAAATGCATTGTGATGTACCAATAGAGTATCACCCTGCTGCACAGGACCATCGTATCCATAGGGCACCTCAATCACCTCAGCATATCTGTTGGAGAACTTGTGGTCCTCCTCTGATGTGTTGACAATGAACTCAATGCCACCAATATCCTTGGTGTTATTATATCGCTCACCCTTCACAGGTGTCACGATAAAATCAAATGGGGACTGCATTAGTAGTTTATATTGTATTCAATTGCAACAGGCATAGTGTAGTTAAACTCCTTCCAGAGAACTACCTCCTGCTTGTCGTTGATAATATAGATCCTAATGGCTCCTGTGTCTATGGTGAATTTAATGAGATGAATCTCATGGCTATCACCAAGCACCTTCTGACCCACGATGTAATGCATTGATCCACCCTTGTAGTCTGGGCCTATCGATATTTTTCTTATATCCATTAGATTAAATTTAATTCAACTTACTACCAAACTACTCCGGCAGTATCAGTTCCTGTGATCCTATATATGTTACCAGCTACCAGCCCACCTGCTTTTGCTGCTGTGTTATTAGCGTAGACAGGCACGGATGGTAGAGGCATTGAAAGTATACTGCCAATTGTAAAGTTCTTAGTCTTGTTGCTATCCTCAGCATCAGTGCCAATCAACTTGTCGTTGTAAGATACAGAGTTATCTGTTGAGTATGAGCTAATAGTCCCCATTTTATTCTTCGGTTAATGGTTCAGGAGTAGGCTCAGGTGCAGGCGGTACGGGTGGTACGTAGTCACCTGTGATGGTTAGGTTCAGCTGCTCTGCTACCCAATCCCAGGCATAGGAGTCAACGGTCCACTGAGTGTAGGCATCTCCTGTCATTGTTAGGTTACCTTGTGCTACTTGCTGTCCTACTGCTAGGTCCTCATTCTCTGTAAGCAATGAGTAGTAGAATGTAGCTGATGTGCTAAGTGTAACATTGATGGCGTAAGTGTTTAGAATCTTCGCCTCTAGTACTTGTCCATTGTCCCAAATGGATACTGGTTCGATTGTTTTCATGCGTTTTTAAGTTTGTTTATTTGTTCTTGTTGTTCTTGTATTTGTTGTTGTTGTTCTTGTATTGCTTTGACCAAAGTGGGAATAAGGTCTGCCCTTACAGACTTGTATGGTTCTTCCCCTTCTTCTAGTTCTTGTTTGTAAATATCTATCAAATCAGGAAATACTTCTTCAAATTCTTGTGCTATAAATCCCCTGTCATTTTTTATGTCTTTTCCTTTGCCTTCTTTCCAATCAAAAACGCGAGGCTTCAAAGCCATAATTTTATCAAGCCCACTATCTAAATCTCTTATATTTTCTTTTACTCTAGCATCAGATAATGATGAAATTGTGGTATTTGTTGCAAATATAGTACCACCCCAACCTACATAAAATCTGTAATTAGAAGCGCCAGTCGAATACATTCCATAACTTTCAGTTGCGTTTGATGTAGCAGAACTTACGCAATAAATTCTTCCATCAGCATAATTTTTCAATCCATGTCCAGCACTAGGAGAATTGTTTGCCGTTCCCACCAAAACATCCCCCCCCGAAGTAATGCGCATTCGTTCGGTTAAACTTCCACCTGTACCAAAAACAAGATTATTAGAAGAACTTAAACCAATGTCGTTTGTACTTCCACTTGTAACCACTTGGTTTGCTATTCCTAAATAACCTTTTACTGAGCTTCCATAAGCTAAGGCTAAATAAGTACCATCGCTTTTATCAAATAAAATACCGCCATCAACTTTAAGCTTGTATCCACTATCCGTTGTCGTTCCAATCAGCACGTTGCCGGCAAAATAATTTCTATCTGAACCACTTGATTGGTAAATACCCCATCTATTTGTAATTGAACCTCCTGAACCTTCAAGATAAATACCATACCCTGTTGTTGCTGAGGTACAATTAATTCCTAAATACAATCCATACAAAGTAGTAAGTGTTCCCATTGTTGGGTTTATTACAGCTGCAAACTGATTGCTGCCACTTGCAAAAGAAGTGCCGCTGACTTGAAACATTCTATCTGTTCCTAAAGCATTTGCTCCAACATTTACTCCTTGTAGTGCATTTACATTACCCGAAAAAGTAGCCGCGCCTGTAGATGATAAAATAAATCTATTTGAAAATGTAAAACTACCTGCTGGACTTCTTTTAATTGCAAAAGTATCTGCTTCTGTTTCATTTCCTCCTAAATTAATTACCCAAGATGGAAGAGATGTGTTACCTTGACCAGATGCAGTTGAATTTACATTGTTTAAAATTGCAGTATTATTGTAAGATGAGTTAAATCCAACATTACTCGTAATACTAGTAAAAGAATTATTATATCCTAATAATTGAATATATCTTTCTGTGCCTCCTGATGTTAAAGTTAACGACCCACTAAACCTCCCAGTCCCGTTAACGTCTAGCTTAAAGCCAGCATCTGCGGTTGTGTTAATTAAAACATTTCCGCCGCTTGGTTGAATTGCTAAAGGTATAGACGTTCCAACACCATCCGAAACTTGTAACCAACCTGCAAAGGAACCTGACGTTAAAGCTCCAATATTAATATTAGCAAATCCACCACCTTGATAAAATCTTGCATAACCTGTTGTTGCAGATAAGTTTTGTGCAGCAGCAGTTCCTAAAACTGTAACTCCAATTCCTGAACTACTTGAAAAGGTGGCTGTGCCTGTAGTAGCTATAGTTAAAGCATTTGTTGCAGAAGCAGTCCCTAAAATAATATCTGAAATATCAGTACTTCTACCAATCTCAATTTGATTACTAGTGTTTAATTTAAAAACAGTTCTATATGCAGTATCTTGAAAATTTTTTGCTTGAATTCCATAGTTATTTCCAAACTTAAAAACCCCTGCACTAGTGGTAATATCCCCAGTAAAACTAGCAGTAGTCCCGTTCAAAGCACCAGTCAACGTACCACCTGTCAAAGGTAGGTATGCTCCTAGGCTTGACGTAAGGGCTATAGTACCATCTGCGTCAGGTAAGGTGTAGTATCTTACGGCTGCATTTGTCCACTGAAGCACCCCCCCATTTGATAGACCTTTCCCGAAGTAGATATTATTGGAGTTGTTGAATCCAATTTGATTTGTTCCTGCGCTACCCTCGTGGATAGTCCCAATGTTTTTGAATGTAGTAGCTTGATTTGTACCTCCAGCAGTTGCTAAAGAAAACCCATTTGGGAAGGATTTGAAACCCGTGATGCTTTGATTTGTATCTAGAGTTACATAGTTCCCTACTACCTGCCCACCAATATCTGATAGGAGTTGTGAGCCTGTTCTATATTTAATTACACCGCTATCCGATACAAGAAACCTGTCAGTGTCAGTGGTAGCATTAGCAATCGTGTTTATATCTAAGCTTCCAGCAATGCCAACATTACCATCGACACCTAAGTCAAAGTAGTTTATTAGTTCCGATGTCCCCGTATTCTTGCTCATTAGTTATTACCTTTTAATTCGTCTAACTCTGACTTAAGTTCTTGTATTGCTTTGATAAGCATAGGTACGAATACTGAATATTTTACAGACTTAGTCGTAGTCCCCAAATAATTTCCATCCTTATCTTTATCAATTGATGAATCTATTAAACCCGGGAATATCTCCTCAAGTTCTTGTGCAATTACTCCGATTTGCTTAGTATCTTCTCCTATCAAATTATAGTTTCTTACCTTGACTTTTAGAAGGTCATTAAGTTTCGGACTAGCATCTGTGATATTTTCTTTTAGTTTAATATCAGAAATAGCACCATAAGAACCATTTTGATTTACTACATTACCATTTGAGTAAACTATAAACATGCTTGCACCTGCTGCTTTACAAATTAAAAAATAATTAGTAGAATTGTTAGGTGATGAGCTAAATCCAATCTCTGGACCATAAGGTGATGCACCAATATGTGTAAATAAAGCAATATTTGTATTAGTTAGTCCTTGTCTTAATTCATGGTAAGCAGCAGTTGAATTTGCATAATCCCCTGAATTGCTTGCTTTAAATGCCCCCTCCGAAGTGATGCGCATTCTTTCGGTTCCACTATTGTTTGTAAAAAAACACATATTAGGACTATATGTTCCAATAGCAGCATCATTATCTGATGCTCCTCCAGTCCACCAGCTTTTATTTCCAATCCCAATAATACTTTGAGTATTGCTTTCATTTCTAACTAATAACGTAGCAGATGTCAAATTACCAGCAACCCGCACCCTCGCTCCTGTGTCTGTTGTCGTTCCAATCAGCACGTTGCCGCCTGAGGTGATGGTCATTGCAGCACTTCCACCATTGTTAGTTGAGAATAGTATTTTTTGACTATTTGTTGCTCTTATATTTAAATCACCTAAAGCTGAACCCGTGATAATATCACTTGTTGCTCCAGCCACACCAATCAAAGAATAAGAGGTTGTATCTATTCTATAACTGATATAAGAAGCACCAGATGTAGGTCTAATTATTAAACCTTCATTTGCATAAGTAGTTATACTACTTGAAAAGTCACCTATTGAAGCAAATAAGCCTCCTCTAGCACCACTATTATATCCACTTCCTCTTACTGCAATTCTTAAATTATTATCTATATATCCCTGTAAAACTACTCCAGCTCCATCTGCTGAGATATTATTTTGTTGAGCCGTTACACTACTTGAAAAGGTAGCTGCGCCTGTAACAGATATACCAGTTGAATTAGCCGTTAATTTACCTGAATCCGAAACTGCTAAAGTAACTGACGTACTTGCGTTTAAAACAACATTTGTGCTTTTTGCAATAAAAGAATAGTTAGTTGTGGTTGGAGTTACGCCAACTGGATAAATAGCTCCCCATCCGTCCGTTCCAGTATATGCCCTTATAATTAAACCTTGTGTTCCATCACTAAACCTACCCGTTCCGTTAACATCTAGTTTAAATCCAGCGTCTGTGTAACCTCCAATTATTACATTACCTCCATTGGGTTGCAAATTTAATTGATAAGGTACTGCCAAATTATTATCTGAGGCTTGTATATAAGCTCCGTAATTTCCAGCAACTGTATTGGAACCAATATTTAATTCGTTACCTAAACTACCTTTTAATTGCAATAAAGAGTTTGCAGTTGTTCCGCTTGTTGGAGGTTGTGCAGATGTTCCTTCAACTGTTAATTTACCTTCAGGACTTGCCGTTCCAATACCAACGTTGCCTGTTCCTGTAACTCTTAATAATTCTGTCCCGCCATAACCATCAGCCGTAAAAGTAATATCGTTTCCTTTTGCGCCTATTGATGGAGCATTACCACCACCTGCAATAAAGTTTATGTAAGCGCCTGAAGTAGAGTTATCATTTCTTACTCCTATAACATTTCCACTTGTTGAAGTTCCTGCTTCTTGAACTAAAAATTTACGATTAGGAGTTGCGTTACCAATACCAACATTTGTTCCATTATCAAATACTAAACTATTCCCAATCGTTGTACTTCCTGTAAACTTTGGCAAGTAGTTAGTCGTCCCTGTCCCAGTTACTGGGTTAGTCAGGGTAGATACAGAACCATTAGCCATAAGATACTGCGTAGAAGTTCCTCCTGTCTTTACTATTGTAGGTGCTTCGAAATTACCACCTATCACAGTCATAGCGTTTCCGCTTCCGCTAGTCTTTGTTACTCGTAAACCTTCACCATTACCGCCTTTGCTGATATCCAAAGCAATACCGCTTCCGCTACCATGGGAGATTATCATGGTTTCAGAACTTCCAGAAGTGGTGAAGGTTTTCTGTGACGTGATGGTTTGCGTAGTATCTAGAGTTACATAGTTACCACTAGCCTGCTTACCATTCAGTTGAGTTTGAATAGAGCTTGTAACACCTTTAACATAGCTAAGCTCAGTCAATGATGGGTAGGTAGCTGTACTTAAACTTGCTATAACTGTTGACCCTGTAAAGTATGCCAACTCATTTGTTGTGCCACTACCTGAAACAGCATTGGTAAACCCTGAGGTGTATTTAATAATGTCTACAATGTTGCCTGCCATTGTGCCTACAGCAAGTACTACGGTCGTTCCGTTAGTAGCTGTAAAGTCAGAAGATGTCAATCGAACACCGTTAATGAACACGTCTAGAAGCCCAACAGTGTACCCACCTGTTACAGTGAATGTAGTCTGTGAAGCTGTAGCAATGTATGTTTGTACCTCTCTAGCAGATGGATTGACTCCAATTGTCCACGACCTGTTTGCTGTTAAGTTATATGTCTCACCATTAATAGTAAGTGTCCTCAAATCAGTTACAGGAGTGTAACCCAATGCTGTAGTGACATCACTACTAGTCAATGTAACCGCTCCTGTTCTAGTGTTGAAGCTAGTTACTCCTCCTTGGTACTGAGGGATGTTTAATGTAGATCCTATTAAAGTAGCTGGACCAGTTGTTCCTGTTGTAGTCAAAGTCAAAGAACTTTGTCCACCAATGTCACTCAGTAACTCAGCTCCTGTTCTGTACTTAATAATCCCTCCATCACTTACAATAAATCTGTCCGTATCAGTAGTAGCATTTACAATGCTGTTTACATATAAGTTGCCACTAACCTCAAGCTTGTACCCATTGTCTGCTGCTCCAGCACCAATTATTGTGTTGCCATTAGCAAACACTCTAGACACCTGAGTGCCTCCAATAGATTGAGCTACTACGCCATCAGTATAGCTGTGTACAGTTGACCTCGGAGAACCGAAGTTATTCATCTGAATTGAATACGTGTACGCAGTCAATCCAATGTTTGTAAAGTTTACCGTACCACCGGTTGCACTATTGTATTGAAAGTTAAATGTATCAGGACCATAAGACAATGGGCTATCAACTAGTGATGTCGCTCCACTCCACATTGGAAGAGTGAAAATCGTACCAGTCCCTGTTACAGGATTAGTTAATGCGTTCTGCTTATTGTTAAATGTATTCCAGTCAGTACTAGATAGATATCCATCTGAGCTTGCTCCTGCCTGAGTAATTCCAATTGTGCCAGATCCTGTAATGGTACCACCTGTTAATGGACCACTAGTGCCTACACTTGTTACAGTACCAACATTCCAAGTCCTATTAGCAGACAAATTAAAAGTTGTCCCATTAATAGTAAGTGTAGTGGTATTTAAAGCACCATCTGTAATGCCATATCCTGCTAGTGTAGTAGGCGTACCTGTAATCTTACCCCACGCAAGTGAACTAATCCAAGTAGGATTAGAATAAGTTTGATCTGTACGTACATCACCTACAGTCCACGATCTGTCAGCACTTAAATCGTATCCGACTCCGTTGATAGTAAGCGTTCTTGTTGCTGGAGGTGCTCCGACATCACTAAATGTAAGCACAACAGCACCGGTGTATCCGTTAACGCTGACAACTGCATCGGTATTGTCTACCTTCTGCCAAGTTGATCCATTAAAAATAGCCCAGTCACCTAACTGCCAGTCAGTAATTCCATTAAGATTGGTGTTACCAGCAACACTTACAACATAGTAATGTCCCTGAACGCCAACTGAACTAGTCAAGGTTGGTGTATTGGTAGCAGCATTCCATGTCCCTTCGTAAGTTACTCCACCAGCAAGCCCATTTATTTGGTTCTGTACCTTCCCAAATGCAGTAAGAATACTGTCTGTGTCAGTAACAGTACCACCAGTGATATTCAACCCAGTCAATACTTTACTGATTACAGCCAAATTACTTAACGTAACAGTGGCATTGCCAGGTCCTACAGCAGTAGCCTCACCATTTAACTGAGTTATATAGCTACCCTGAGCCTGATACTGAGGGATATTAAGAGTCTTGCCAATATAGGTTGCAGCACCGCTTGTACCAATAGTTGTTAAAGAATCAATAGTATTTAAATCCCAAGATCTATTTGCACTTAGATCGTATCCTACAGAGTTAATTGTAATTGTCCTGGTAGCAGGTACATATACCGTAGAATCAAGAGTGCCATTTGCCTTTAAAAACTGAGAGGAAAGTCCTCCTGCAACAATGAATGAAGAAGATGTAATATTAAATGCACCTAGGTTTACGTTCCCAGTTGCCCCAACGTATGGCACAAACTCGTTACCAATTATATCAATTATAGAACCTATCGAAAAGTTCTTAGTGATATTCAAATCCTGTACATCAGTGCCAATTAAAATGTCATTGATTGTAGGATCTGATAGTATTGGGTATGTACTTATCTTCGCCATTATCTATTAAGTAATTGAACAAATATACTAAAGATTAAGGTAAGAAGTCTTACCATTGCTACGCACAGCTTTTAACTTTTGCTTTCTGTTTTTTCCTTTAGTATAAGATACATGTACCCAGTCAGGGTTTTTGTCAGTACCAAACTCCCAAATCAATTGGTCGAAATTAAGATTGTCCTTGATGAAATTATAAACGTCAGCATTAGTAACTCCACTGCTGCTACCATCCATGTCGATGTCAATCGCTTCTCCCTTACAATGCTGAGAGGATGAACTCCCCTTAATGAATTTATTAAGAGCCTCTGATCTGTACCCAGAGCTAATATGAATAGGAACTCCAAAGTGTAAACGGATAGGCTCGAATACTTTCTCAGCTAGTAGCTTAAAATTTTCTAAGTGCTCGGCAGTAGGATTATTGTCAATGCCGTTACGTTTTGCAGAGTCACTTCTAGTAAGCTCTGACAGATTTAAGTGTTGACTAATTTTCATTTACTTTAGTTGTTAAGTGAATCTAATCCAACAGAATCTATGGTTATTTTTTTCTTTCCCCAAAAATTCTTTTCTTCTTTAATGAAAATAGTATCTCTAATATAAACAATTGTTTTTTCAGCCTTAGCCAACTCAACTGCTTTCTTTGCTACAACAACCTCAATTTTTAGAGTTTCAATTTTCTTTTCTACTTTCTCAACTAACTTAGTAAACTGCTTGTCTGACTTAGGCAATGTAATAGTAGCTTGCTTAAAGAGACTATCACTTTTAACAAATAAGCTATCCGTTAATTGCTCTTCAATTACCTCTTCTTCTTTACCACAAGAAGCCAAAACAACTAGAAATAAAATAAATAAATATTTCATCTTATTTGATTTTACCTAGCTCCTGTAAGGTTGTCAATTTAGCAAGTGAAGCAGACAACAAAGAATCGGATCTCTTTAAATTCATTGTTGCATTGTCCATCTTCAATTCTAACGCATCAATTTTCAATCCCTGCTTTTCGATTTGACTTGTGTAATTGATTTTACCATCAATATACAAGTAGCCGATTGCAATAATCACAAGGAATAGCATCCCTTTTACAGGCTCTTTTGCAAATTCCGCAAAGCTAATTGGTAATGGGTTAGCCTTGATTTCTTTTTCCTCACTCATTTTCTTCTTTTTTTAATGGGTTTTTAAATATTTTTTCAGCAGCACTAATGCCCAATGCGGCAGCAGACAAAGCAGCTACCGAGTATACTAAAGCCTCAGAGGGTTCATTAATCGCATCATGGTTGGCGTAAAGAGTATAGCATAATGCTACTGCGCTAAACACACCAACAAATCTTTTACTTGAAGCTTGTCCATTCTCAGACAAGAATCCTGATGCCCATTCAAAAAATTTTTTCATCTTCCTTGTCCCCTATATTTTTTTGGTTTAGGATTATACTTACCATATGATTTTTTAGCAACACCGGTTCTCTTTTTACCGAAGCTAATTTTTCTTGCACTTGCAACTGCCTTTGCCATTATCCTTTTAGTGTTTCAAAAATAACTTTTAATGCCCCGGCCCCAACAAGTGTCACAAGAGCATAAAAATAATTCTTGTATTTTTTTAATTCAGACTTTAATTCATACACCTCTTTCTTCATTGTTCTCAAGTCTCCAATCATTCCATTAGAGTCTCTGTCAATTGGATTACCCGAAAGTAAAGTGTGCATGTCTTTAACAATAGCTTTAACCTCAGCTACGTCATTCTTTAACGCATCCAATTCAGCTGCCATATAATCAAGCCTATTGTTTTCCTGAGGATTCATTTACCAAAGAGCTACAATATTGTTAGCTGTTGTGTCAGTAGCGAATACTCTAATTACCTGGAAGGTAGTAACAAATGCATTTGGTACGTTTGTAAATGTAATGTCATCTCCTCCTGCTGTTAGTACTCGAAGGATTCCTCCAGTCCCTACGTATAATATGCATCCCTCCACTGCTCCATTTCCAGGATTTGGAATGTCAACAGTATCACTCTTGGTTACTACTGCTGCTCTTGATTGTTGTAATTTTTGATATGCCATGATCTTATTTATTAATCTTCATTATATGGGAACGCACGATTAAGTGCATCTTTTCTTTTTCCGCAGCCACAATCTTTTCCTGCGGCCTTAGCAACAGTTTCAACTACCTTCTTGATGCCAGTAGCTGTAGTTACTTTATCGATGGTATCACCTAGTCCTTTACTTTTCATGTTCTTTATAAGAAAGAATGGCACCAACCAATTAAGACTGATGCCGCTCTTTATGATTTAGATGAATAATTTATTCAACTTCTTCAGCAGATTGCTCGGCTTCAATACTCTCAACCCATCCTGCTAAGAACTTAAAGTTCTCAATACCTTCACTTGAGAAAGTAAACTGATAGAATTCAAATGTCTCATCAAGTAATGCTTTCATGTCCTTAGACATAGCCTTGATTCCATCCTTAGTGAACTTATATTCACCCTTCTCATTCAGCTCCAACACACCATTTGATTCAGTGTGAGCATGATCAAGACGAATGTCTTCACGCTTCTCATTGTACTCTTCAAATAGAGGCTTGATCTTATCTACAATCTTTTTAATCTTAGCCTCTGCCTTGCTACCTTTCTCAGTAGGAGTTACGTTCAACACTCGAACTAGCTCCAATAATTCTGCATTTGTTTTGGTTACTTTCTGTGCCATTTGATTTAATTTTAATGATGAACAAATATAGTTAAACTTTAGAAATTCTTTTACCCATGCCAACTCTACTTTTCTCTGCCTTCTTTGCAGCAAGCTTTGCTGGACTTATTTCACTCTTAGTCTTTGGTGTCTCTGATGATACCCTATTGGTTGGTCGGCAGTACTCATTACGCCCACCAGCCCCACAGGCTTTACCACTCTTAGTATCTTGCCACTTCTCTTCTTCCCATCTTTTTAGACTAGAACCCTTCTCAGACTTAGTAACACTGCCAGATGCCTTACGACACTTAGCAATAGCTTGAGATGCCCTAGCAGAAGGGAACACATCATACGATGCCTTTACCTTTTTGTAGCAAGCGTCTTTCATCAGTACTTACCTCTCTTACTCTTAGGTGATGATTGAGTAGATCCTCCAGGACCTGCCCATAAGTTCTTACATGCCCAGTACTTAGCAGATAATTTATCTGTAGCACTATCGCATTTATGACGAGCCTTAAATGAAGACCGTGCCGCTGCCGAATAGTTATGACCATAACCCTCAGCACCAAAGTGAATTAGCTTCTCTTGTCCATTAGCACAAGCTTTAACCATTCTCTTCTTGCCGGGCCTGTCAGAGGCAACGACACGATTACATTTCATCTTTGACTTCTCAGCCATAATTACTTTTTCTTCTTAGCTACAGCTTTTTTTACTGCTTTCTTAGCTACAGCTTTAGCAGCTTTCATAGCCATTGCTTTCTTTGGTCCAGATAGGACTGCGGCTTTGGGCATACCCATGGCCATCATTTGATCTCCTTTCATTTTTTCTTTGGTTTGTAAGAGGTTACGTATTCTTATTGTTTAAATGTAATACCTTTGTTTACAAATGTAATAATAAAAATGAAATCAAATAAAAGAGACTACCTGAAATTCTGGAAAGTAATCCGTGAATACTTTAAGGTAAGGCACAATCTCAGCCAAGCAGATCTAGACATGCTGCTATACCTATACTCAGAACGATACTTCAATATTACCACGTTCAGAGAATATGAAAAAATATTTGTCTGGGATAAAAAAAGATTCTATCGCCTCATAAATGAAGGATGGATTGAGCTATTTGCAAGCAGACAGAAGGGTAGACCTGCCATGAGATCTAAGGCACTATACTCCTTGTCCTATAAAGCAAAGCGAATGATTAACTCAATCTACAAAAAGTTGGAGGGAGAAGAGATTCCTGAGACAATGTGTAACAATCCTATGTTCAAGAAGAACGTAAGATTCTCAGACAAAGTCTACAGGAATATGATTATTACTATGAATCAGGAATTAAAAGAGAATAGACTTACAGGACAAGAACTACGTCACGTTCCTGAATAATTACGCAGTGCTCATCATTAATGATCATTACGTAGCTATTCGCCTTATCGTAGTACACATCATCCCCAGCCTTAATGTTGTGAACGTCTGTGCCTGAGTTGATTACTACTCCACGCTTGTAGCGTAATTGATTGGTATCCTCCCCAGATAAAATTAATCCTGAAGAAGTCTTAACTTCCTCGTCAATAGATTTGATTATAATGTTTTTTCCTATCGCCTTCATGCGTATTTTTTTTACAAAGATAGTTATGTAAAGACCAGAAACAAGATGCTAGAAACAACTACCCCGAATACAACCCCTATCAGAAGTCCATCTATGAAGTTCCGATAATCTCTTTCATTTAGTGCCATAAGATTATTTTTATGTGTCCAATATAACAAAGGAATTTGAAAAATAAAAAATAATAGTAACTTTATGGACAACAAATAAGCTTCTGATGAATCTAAGAAAGGTTGCCAGGAATGTTCACGTACTAGAACTTGGTAAAGAAGAAACAAAGTTAGCATTACTATCGGACGTACATTGGGACAATCCAAAATGTGATAGGTTCCAGCTAAAAGATCACCTGGATTACTGCTTAAATAACAATATACCAATCCAAATGAATGGGGATTTATTCTGCCTAATGCAAGGCAAGTACGATCCAAGAAGAAATAAGAAGGATATTCTGCCTGAACACAATACGGCAAATTATATAGATGCTGTTATCGAAGATGCAGTAGATTATTGGTCTCCATACGCACATCTACTCACAGTTATCGGATATGGTAACCACGAGACTGCAATTATTAAGAATCTCGAGACCGATCCGTTACAAAGATTTGTAGACTTGCTTAATTATACCAACAAGACAAGCGTTTGCACAGGTGGATATGGCGGTTGGTTAGTTATTAAATATCATCTAGGTAATAATACCTACATGTCAAAAAATTTAAAGTACTTCCATGGGTCAGGAGGTGGAGGAATAGTTACAAAGGGAGCTATAAACTTGACCAGAGCTCTAGAGATGTACGAGAACATGGACGTATTTATCATGGGACACATACATGAGAACTCTAGCCGTAACGATGTACGTGATTCTATCTCTTATAACCCAGGAAAGCATGTACATGAGATTGTTCACAAGCAAATTCACCTAGCTATCACTGGATCCTACAAGGAAGAGTACCAAGATGGTGCATTTGGGTGGCATGTAGAACGAGGTGCTCCTGTAAAACCTACCGGTGGAAGGATACTTACACTAGCAGGGAAGGAAATAAGTAGGAAGGAAAATAAATCTTTTGAGTTATTAGTAGATAGTTGCAAGTTTCCACTATGAAAGCAATACTAGAATTCGATTTGCCTGAAGATAACACAGAATTTCAGGCAGCTATAAACGGACACAACTACAAAAGTGCCATATGGGACTTTGACCAGTTGCTTCGATCTGAAATGAAGTACAAAGAACTATCTGACGAGACCTATCAGGCTTATAAATGGTGCCGTGAGGAGTTAAGAAAAATACTAGCAGAGGATAATTTATTTATAGAACAGTAATGGAAGATAGAAGAATACAAATTGCAATCATTTCATTCTTAATAGGGGCTATACTTACAATTATAATCTACCCTAAACCTGAAGCAGAAGAGATTTATAAGTTTACAACTGTAACAGAAACCGATACTTTGTTTGTCGACAAATTGGAGACAGTTTATATCCCTAGAGAAAAGATAAAAACTCAAGTTCTTAGGGATACAATCATAGTTGACCATAGACCTATCATAAATGCCTTCAGTTCAACGACACCTTTCGAGTATGGTAACACCTACGTGAGCGGAGAAGTCCTCGGAGAGGTCCTTAAAATGAGCGTTACGAACGATTTTAAAATACCTGTGGTAACTAACACCGTTACCAACACAGAAACTCGGACAATTATCCAGAAACCTAAGGGGATATATTTAGGCGCAGGAGTAAACTCTTTGTTAAAACCGAGCGCATCGGTTGCCTACTTGGATAATAAGTACTTATTCCAGTACCAATACCAACCCGTGACAAACATTCACACTTTAGGCGTTAGTAAAAAGTTATTCTAAAGGTTAACAAAAGTTCCCAATCTATGAACTTATAAGTACCCAAGTAGCATACCGTAGGATCTGCTCTTGGGTCATTTTTTATTGTACAATTCGGAAGTGCACCGAATTCTGTCGCTAAAATTTACAATCTTTGCGATATTTGTAAAATATATTTTACGTTATCCACTAATCTTTAGCAGCACTAAGTACCCAATCAGGTCGTTCACCACGTCCTCATCGTCCTTATCTAGGCTGCCGTTCTTGATTCGCTTAAGCTTGTCATCAATGCGCACCAGTAGTCCTTCTTTTGCGGACAACTGACTGAACACACCAAGCGGCTCTAGTGCTGAGTTACCATACTTCCGGTTCTTCTCAATGAGCATACGCTCAATTTGCTCAAGGACCTCGCCTACTTTGATTGCAAATGGTGCCTCCATCTTAGTTTATTTTAATGAACTCATACCACCATATGACCAGCACTGCGAATAGCAGTGCCAGCCCTACAGTAAATGCCATCTTCTCAAATGGACGCATAGTGTTCTCTTAACGTTTTGAACCGCTCACCATTGATGTACTGACTTGTAGTGAACTTAGAGCGGACCTTCTTTACTAGCAGCCCATCCTCGAACAGCACATAGAACTCATTCTCATCGTACACCACAGCAGTGCTTAGGTACTTAGGCCACACCTTATGGTTCTCGTCAATCACTCTGATTGCTTGCCCGTGCCCAAATGGGTTTAGTATTGTCTCCATCGCTTACTTAGTCTCGTATGATCTAGCCATCGTAATGATGGCGTTAGTGCTCAGGATAGTTGTCGCTACACTCACAGCGTTCTGCAACGCGCTTCGTGTCACCTTCAATGGGTCAATCACCCCCATCTTGATCAGGTCACCCATCTGCCCGGTCTTTAGGTTGTACCCATGACCAATCGCAGCCCCCTCCTTGTACACGTCACTTGGCTTGAGCCCAGCGTTTGCAAGGATTTGTTGGAATGGTGCCATCATCGCATTGGATAGGATCTTAATCGCCACACTCATCTCAGGGCTGTAGTGGAAGCTGCCAGTAGGAATGAGAGTAGCTGTCTCGTCTAGCAACGCCTTGCCAGCCCCTGGTAGTATACCCTCCTCTAGTGCGCTTCTCACTGCGCACACCGCATCGTCAACACGGTCATACAGCTCCTTCTGCTCTAGGTCAGTCTGCCCACCTACGTAGATCACACCTATGCCTCCCGTAAGGGAGGCGATCCGCTCCAGAATGTGGTCCTTGTCAGCCTTCTTCTTAGCAATCTTATGTGCCTGCCATAGCTGCGCCACTCTCTCCTCAATCTTGACTGCGTCTATTCTCAAGTCTGACTTTAGGATGATGGTCTTGTCCTTGCTCACCACCACTCTGGCCGCATGCCCCAGGTCATCAATACTGATCTGGCTCAGGTCATCCCCTGTCTTCTCACTGAAGTATGTCGCTCCTACACTCACCGCCAGGTCCTGCATCAGCTCATGCTGTCGATACCCAAAGCTAGGTGGTTGTACCACGCAGATCTTTAGGTTGTTCTTCATCACGTTTGCCGCCAAGGTGTTGACCACGTTCACATGGCAAGGTGACACAATGAGTAGCTTCTTCCCATCAGTAATGATTGGCTTTAGGATGTTCTCAATCTGCAAAATATTACTTATCTCAATGTCAGCCACCAGCACATGCACGTCCTCAAATACGCACTCGTCTCTGCTCTGATCGTTGATGAACAATGGGCTTGTGTACCCCCTGTCAATCTTTAGGCCCTTAGTGGTCTCAGCATAGGTCTCACTTGTCTGGCTCCGCTCCACCGTTACTATGCCAGTCTTGCCCACCTCCTTGTACACCTCAGCAATAATGCGTCCGATTTGGCTGTCATTGTTCGCAGAGATTGTTGCCACGTCAACCAGCATTGAGTTAGTCACCTTCTTGCCCTTCTTCTTCAACCCCTCAATCACTTTTGAACTCAAGTCAGAAATGTTTCGTAGCACCTCAGTAGTATTCAGCTCAGTCTGGCCTGCACCAATGTGCTCCAACCATCCAAGCACTAACCCCTCAGTCAACACTATGGCAGTAGTCGTGCCATCACCAGCAGAGGTAGCCGTCCTATCAGCAGCCTCCTTCATCATCTTCACCGCAAGGTTCTCAACAGGGTCAATCAAGTCAACTGACTTAGCGACAGTCACCCCATCCTTTGTTACCGTAATACCATGCGTGTGATTAGGACTCTCAATCAGTACAGTGTTGCCATATGGGCCCAACGTACTCTTGACTGCTCCAGCAATCTTCTTGATGCCAGAGATTAACTTTAGCCTGCCCTCCTGGGCGAACACTAAATCTTTAGGTGAGTATTCCATTTGAATTAAATTTTACCAAATCTAAAGAATTTTTATATAAAACAAAAAAGCCATCCCGAAGAATGGCTCTCTTAATAGATTGATAAGATTAAGCAATTGCAATACCTGATACTGCAAATGGTAGGTTATCAACCTGAAACGCTACATACGTCCATGATGTACCCAATGCGCTTACAACAGCATCTTGGATAGCATCACGCATAGCCTCACTGCCAGCCGGAGCTTCAGCATGAGTAATTGTTACAACATCAGTTCCTGTGCTTGACTTGTAGTGCACAGCCACAGTAGTTGTAGACGCTTGAGTAATTAATACAATACCTGTTGCAGAAAGCAATTGGTACTGCTGGCTTGTTACGGGGATACTTAAAAATTTCTCCATCTTGTTTTTTGGTTTTAGTGTACACAAAGATAATGAAAAAATGGAATCACTTTCCCATGACAAACTTCTTCTTCCCCATATATATATATATATATTTATATATATTATTTTTTTTTCTGACTTAGAATCAGTTTAAAAATCGACATAATCTATCAGTAGATTGAATATCAGTTAGTTACACGACATATTTTCGTACATACCATGTCAGATAATCTAGCATACTAGGATAAAAAAAAGAGGGACCATAAAATCCCTCCTTTCAAATAACCCAAAAAGTTATTACATGAAGAACATGTCCTTAACCTGTTCGACATTTTTTGCTTTCTGGATACCTAGTGACACAGCCTCAGAATACATCTCAAGCTTCTCTGCTTTCTTCAAGGTCTTCTTAATATTAAGAGCCTCCTGAATACCAGTTACACCGTTAGGACGATCATTTATCAAACGACCATTCTTAATTGTTAGTCCATCGTACATGCACAAATATAAGCATTTAGATGATAGGACTGTTTGGGTAATACCACCAAATTACGACAGCCGGCCCAGCACGGAAACGATTTTTTTTCCGGCATGGGGGGTAGGCATGCCTTCGCCTTCCCTCAGATTTTTTGGCTTTTCTGCCTGCTCCACGCAGGGAGCAATGCCCTAGACTTTACGCATCCCTATCCCCTAGCTACTGCATGGCAGTCCCCTAGTCTAGGCAGTCCCTTTGTTCCAGCTAAACTTGACCAGCAGTCAATCCACAAGATATCCACAAGATATCCACAAGGGATAGGAGGATTCTTTGCTTTATATCCCCTAGCTAGATTCTACAGATAAATTATTCATGCGATTCACATGAAATTTTTCTCGCTGATTATCAAGCAGTTACATAAAAGTTTAAGAAATATTCATATTTATTTTGACACACCACTTGCTTTTGAACCAGAAATGAACTTACTTTACATCATCAAACAACAACAAACAAACAAACAAGCACATGGAAACTTTAGAATTCACTTCAAATCGTTTATTATTCTTAGCAAGAAATTTCTCTGGCAGTCAGCCTACATTCAGAATCTCATATTGCAAAAAGCACATGGAAATAACAGATTCATGCTCGGCATTTTTGAAGATTTTAATGTCGGATGAGGGAGTATTGGCAAGCTTTCACAATGGAGTAATACATGTTGAATATTTCAGAAAAATAGGTTAACTGAAGAGACTTAAATAGTCGAAACTGCCGAAAGGCAGTCTTAACCAAAACAACAAACAACATGAAGAATCTACAGGAGTTTATCGAAAAAATCCAAACTCAATTTGACTGGGTAAAGAAAGAATCAGGTCAATTGATTGATTCCAATGGAGTTAAATTGACTCTAAAAATAGAATACAATGATTATTTGGGAATACAGAGTGTTCTTTACTTATCAACTCCTAGTGGAAGATGTTTTGCATCATGGGGAGCGGAAACAATTGAAGAATCCAATGAAATGGCAAGATTCTTTAATCTGATTAAGCGTGAGACCATGACTTGGCAAGATAGACAAGAGGAGAACGAGTACAAGATGTACAAAGCAGTTTTCTTCGGAAAATAGGTTAACTGATGAGTCCTAATTGGACGAAACGTGAGTGAGTTTACGAACTCACCACGTCTTAACCATAAACACAAAATACATGAAAAATCCTATTTCTTACCCAAAATACTTTGTATGGGTTTACGCATTCGATGGAAGATTGTATAGCATTATTCCATTTAAGAAAAAAGAGAAAGCATACAAAAGAAGAGACTTACTAGAAAAAATGTCTTACAAATGTAGTGTTCATGAAGAATTGCCATGTGATTGGACTGACATAGGAGTTTCAATAAGCCTTTAACTATAAACTAAAATGAGCGAAAACAAAAAAGCATGGATTGTGGCCATAGGTATACTGGCAATCGCATTCACAATTGGACATTTCTTTGGACTTGAACTAGAAAAAACAATATGGTAAACAGAAAAAAAGTACTCGACATCATCTACACAATCATCGCATTCATTCCAATTTTTATACTTGGATACATGCTTGGACTTCACATCCTAAAATAGACCATCTTGGAGCATTGGCGAGAATCGTTTTCTCGCATGGTCTCAAACTTTAATTTAACTTAATCAATCAAACTATGAACATTTTTGAAAGTACAAAAAATCGATTTGGCTATTCAGATGCAATGAGCAAGTCAAATATTTGGGAGAGGTACGCAAATTACTTTGCAGGTGAAGAAATCATAGAGGAGGGGTTCAATCTTAACTCTGGGTATGTCTACTTAGCACTAGAGAATGGGGTCACAATTGCATCATGCTTCGGGCAACCTGCTGAGTTCTTTGTGTATGACGAAGAAACGGAGGAAGAAATATCTTTCTTATTCTATCAAGATTTACAAAATTATTTAAATAAATGAAAGCAGTAATCTACATGCGAGGGGTCTATGGCGGTACATTCAGTCAAACCAAAGAGTTCAAAAACGAATCACATCTAGACAATTGGCTAAGATGGATGGACAAGAATCAAGATAGGGTAAAAGTAATAGGAACTAAAATACTATGAAAGCATACAAAGATTGGAATGAGTTTGATGTCTTAGAAATGCCAATAGAAAAGTTGATAGGATTTCTTTATTGGAATGACAGAAACGGATGTTGGGAAGGGGAAGATGACTTTCCTCCATTGACATTAGATGAAGCAAGGGAGTTTGCCATCAGATACATACTAGGAGTTGAGACACAAGATGATGTGATTGGATACCCTACAGAGAATCAATACTACTTAAAACAAACATTAGAGAAACTATGAAAAATTTAATCAGAGAAAAATTAGTAGAGTACCACAGAGAGTGTAGTGTAGATAGGTACGGGCAAGTGGGAGTGATTCGGGCTTATGATGTATTCAAAGATCACACAGATGATGTCCAAGAATTTGCCAAAGAAAATAAAACTTTGATAAGTATATCAACCTATGGTGGTAGACTAGGTACATTCAGAGGACTCCAAATTCTGGATTCAGAGTTACAAAATGAATGCTGGAAAGCATTAAGAAATAATGAGAATTATATATACGCAATGACACATTAATCAACTTAAACAAATAAAGCTATGCCTAATTGGTGTTCAAATGAAATCACAATTTCTGGGGATGTTACAAAGATTATACAAGCTCTGGAGTCTATTGAGAATAAGCAAGAAAATAATGTATTTAAGACATTGATTGATGTCCCACAGGATGAGGACTGGTACAACACAAATCTTAAATGGTTTGGTACAAAGTGGGATGTATCACATGAGGAATCTGATCCCCAAGAATTTGATGGAGGATTGGTACTAACTCCCAACACTGCATGGTCTCCACCAATTGAGTTTGGTATAAACCTAGCCAAAAAGTATGGTGTGGAAGTGGAGTTGTACTACTACGAGGCGGGGATGGATTTCTGTGGCAAGACATACATCAACTCAGATGGCACATACACAGAGGAGGACTACGAGTACATGAAGGGGCTATACAATTTTGATGTAGACTATTTCTGGGTAGAGATTGAGTCATACATAGAGTACGCAAAAGAGGAGGGTCAATCTGTGGAAGAATTTATGGAGGCGTATGACTACCTACCTGAATATGACAAGGAAGAACTAACTAAAATGTACAATGAAATTTAATCCAACAAGCGAGACTGCCAGACAAGAGGTATTGGAGTACGCAAAAACACAATTGAGCATTGAGGATGCTAAACAAATCTTAGAGAGCAATGGCTATTTTGTGGCTAACCTATGGCATGTTTATGATGTGACTAGCACATACAAATGTACGGATGAACAAGCCTACGGAGTACTAAATGATGCATTGACAAACGAGTATCTCATGGAGCAGATTTGGGATACAATTTATTTAGTAGCAGAAGACTTAAACTTAGAAAGAAATGAAGACAATTGAAGGATTAGAGAATGACTTTCTCAGAAGCGAAATCAAGAGGCTCAAGGAGATTCGAGAGGATCAAGAGCAAATGTTGGTAGAGGATATCTACCAGTGGATCATGGCGAACGAGGACATGGGCATGGGTGAATGTGCCGATGCATTATACGAGGCAACTAAAATTGTAGCAGAATGGAAAAGAAAATGCAAATGAAAGAAAATGACATTTTAAGGTTGATGTATGACTTCGTTACTAGATTCGACAAGGACTTAAAGAAAGCATACAAAAGTATCCCCAAAAAAGATAGGCCATTTACCTACGAGCAGTTTATTATAGCACAATTCTCAAACTTAATAGAACAATGAATGTATTCAAATTAAAAATCGGCAACTGGGATGGTGACCAGTGTACCCTGTACACTACCTTAACAGAGGAGAATGTAAGGAAGGTAGTAGAACCAATGGCAAAGCAACATGAGGAGATGAATTATTTCATCGAGGACTACATCGTAGCATTGGAGGATGCATATCCTAAGAAAATAATCTTATCAAATTTAAGCGACACTACAACTATTCAACTATGAAAATCGAAGTAAATGTACCAGATGGCGTTGATTTAGATCACGCCTACCAAGCGGTGACAGATGCATTGTACCTGCCCCAGAATGTAACTCAGGCAGAGTATACGCTAGTATCAAACATACTAGATCAGTTAGCATCCAAGAAGTCAAAAGGCATACTAAAGCATGGCTTCAGAGACTGGGCAGAGACGCACCATGAGATTGTCTGCACCATCCATGCATTGATTGACAATGATACGATGCCATCTAGACTAGAAAAGATTCTAGATACTGAAGGATTCGGTGGACTATATGACTTGGGCATTGACTTGACCAATGAGTTCGCCAACACCTACGAGAACAGGGAATGGAATGGGGACTGGGTTGATACTATTATTGAATTTACAAATCTAAAACTACAATGACACTAGAAGGAAGACTAAAGATGTACGAACTAGTACATGGAATGAATGACAGACTGCTTTACTTGGATGAGAAGAGCAAGGCTAAGTTTGTTAAAGGAATTGAGGCATTATTTCAGATTTATCCATGCCCCAGAGAAGTAAAGTATGGATCAGAAGCAAGACTAAAGGATGGAAGCGAAGCAAATGTTTAATGTGTACTACTGCGGTAGTCTATACGCAAGGATAATTTCTACCACCAAGTGGGAGGCTATCGATCGGATCTGCAACGAGCATTACTGGTTGAACAGGAGCAAAGTTTCTGCAAAAAAAGATTGACTTTGTTTATTTATTGTCTTATATTGTATCAAAATTAAATCAAATCTAATGGAAGATAGTGAAGTATTTATCAATGAGGAGGTTGAATTCAGCATTGATGACAAGGACTACCTATGGGTAGGGAGCTACGAGGTTCACCAGTTCGGTGAGGAGTCAACTATGGACTGTATGGGCATGTGGGAGACTGAGATTAACATCCTGTCTACCCTACGCCTATGCGAGCATGATGGTGATGATTGGAATAACATCACACCTACGCAAGATCATATGCATGGTCTTATAGAGCAGATAATCAGAGACTTATGACAGAACTAGACGTAATGTTCGTCTCTGGAATGCTAGTATTATTGGCAAACTTTATTGTATCAAGGAGGATCAGAGAGATTGATAGCTCGACTGAGAGAGGTAAGCTTCTGATTGAGGTGGCAAGTCTTGGACTGCTTATAGTATCATTTATTGTTTATATAATTCTAATATCATGAAAATTGAAATCTTTAATAACTATTTAGAAAGTATTATCAAGCGTTACTCCATCCCAAAGGAGTGGATCTTCTCAAAGAATAAAAAGATGGAGGTAGTAGATGCAAGACACATGCTGTACTACCTATGCTCAAAGAGAAGCATACCTGTGAGCTACATCCAGAGGTACATGGACATGAATGGGTACGTGATAGGTCACTCATCCATTATTCATGGGATCAAATCAATCGATAGTAAAGTACAAGCAGACACAGACTACAAACAACTAATTAAAAATCTAGAAAAATGAAATCAGAAAAATCAGTATTTGAGAGACTCTCAGCTATCAATGTGAACGATCATGTTGAGAAGAAGGATAACCTAACCTACTTGTCGTGGGCATGGGCATGGTCTGTGACTAAGAAGGAGTGCCCAGATGCATCCTACACAATACTTACTACGGACTACGATGATGACCTTGGATTCATGTGCCACACATCAGTAACTATCGAGGGTCAGACATTAGAGATGTGGTTGCCTGTCATGGATGGCAAGAACAAGTCCATGAAGAAGAAGCCTTACTCCTATCCAACCAAGTACGGAGACAAGCAGGTGGATGCAGCGACTACATTTGACATCAACAAGACCTTGATGCGTTGCTTGGTTAAGAACTTAGCGATGTTTGGATTAGGCATCTACATCTATGCCGGAGAGGATCTACCAGAGAGTGATCCAAAGATAGTGGAGCAGAGCGTGCCTACTGCACTGGTTACCTTGGTAAAGGGAAGCGATGATTGGAAGAAGGTTCTTAAGTATGTCGCTGACAACAAGAGCAAGGGTCTTGCATTCATTGGCAAGCAGTTGACCACCAAGTATGACATGTCTGTAGAACTCAAGAAAGAAATAGCTGAACTATGCAATCAGTAATCGATGAACTAAGGAATGATGACGAGTACTACAATGGTAAGGGTAAGTACTACCTATCCAACTCAGACATCTATTCTTTGCTTACCAATCCTAAGCTATTTAGAGTGCCCTCTGGGGACTCCAAACACTTTCATGAGGGTAGACTATTCCATCAGCTAATTCTCGAGCCTGAGAAGGCTGTAAACGTGCCACAGGTGGATGTCAGTACAAGGAATACAAAGGAGTACAAGAAGTACCTTGAAGATTCTGGGCTTTCATTCGCCATGTTGACCAAGGAGTACGAGGAGATCGTTCGATTGGCTAGTGTAATGAAGTCAAACTTCCAGTTCTACAATGACATCTACAGGGATGGCAACCTATACGAGGAGCCAACCATTGGTGAGATCAAGGGACTGCAATGGAAAGCGAAGGCAGACATAGTTACTAGCGATTCAATCATTGATCTGAAGACTACATCGGACATCAACAAGTTCAGATGGTCTGCAAAGAGCTACAACTACGACTCTCAGTGCTACATTTACCAGCAATTATTTGGAAAGCCTCTGTACTTTTACGTTATTGACAAGGAATCTGAGCAGCTTGGTCTGTTCAGACCATCCGAGGAGTTCGTAAGGGGTGGAGAAGCTAAGGTCGAGCGAGCAATGGAGGTATACTACAGGTACTTCGGACCAAATCCAACAGATGATATTGACAATTACTTTATAAACGAAACACTTTAATCAAATGATAGCACGAATAATATTTACAAGATCTTATGATCAATTTGAAGTTGGAGACACGGGAGAAGTTGTTGCGTTTATTAATGATACTTCATTCATTACAGCGGTGATTGTCTTAGATAAAAACTCATCATTTGTAACGTCTTCATTGCTCAATTTTAAAAGAATTTAAACGAAAAAATAAAATGGAAAAGAAAGAAACAATTTACGCAAACGGATTCATCGCAAAGAGAACTGAGAAAGATCCAGACTTCATCGTAGTTAGACTGTCACTCAAGGCAGACGAGGCAGTTGAGTTCATCAACAAGCACGCAAAGGATGGATGGGTCAACCTAGAAGTTAAGAATGGTAGAGAGGCAGGTAAGTTTAACGTGACTCTCAATACCTATCAGGCAACCAAGCCTGAGTACAAGAAGAAAGAGGCTACCAACGAGATGCCTTTCTAAAATGGAGGGGGTTTACTACCCCTCTTTTTTTTCTCTAGTCCATGTCATTTTTCTTTTTCCCTATATATATATATACTACTTATATATTATTATTATTTCTTTGAATTTAAAAGGGTTTTTAAATTGACATAATCGACATAGAGTTAATTATCAATTAGTTACACGACATATTAACGACATTTATGATACATCAAGTGACCATATTCCAGAGTATCAAGGATACGAGTGCCCCATTCCACAGGAATGTTGGTGTAATCCTTGAGAGAATTAGATCTGGATCGTCCAAGGAACTGGTAAAGAAGATCAGGGCAGAGAAGCGTAAGCAGGAGAGGAATGACTTGAAGAAGTTACTCCCAGCGATATGCTTCAGCGGTAAGTTCACCAAGAGATCTGATGTCTCCATCACCGAGCACAGTGGTATGATATGCCTAGACTTTGATGGCTACCAGAAGCAGAAGGACTTACTACAGGACAAGGAGAACCTGTCCAAGAACAAGTACGTCTACTCAGCATTCATCTCACCATCTGGCAACGGGCTTAAGGTACTGGTGAAGATCCCAGCAGATCAGGACAACCACATCAACTACTTCAATAGCCTAGAGAAGTACTTCAACAGCCCATACTTTGACAAGACTAGCAAGAACGTATCACGTGTATGCTACGAGTCTTATGATCCGCTCATTCACATCAATGAGAACTCGTCTGTGTGGGATGTACTAGAGGAGCCAGAGTACACTGAGGTAAGTAAGTTCAAGGACAAGCCAACCATCCCAATCACTGATGAGAACAAGGTGGTTGACATCTTGGTCAAGTGGTGGATGAAGAAGTACCCAATGGTAGAGGGACAGCGTAACCATAACGTGTACATCCTAGCGATGGCGTTCAATGACTTTGGTATCAACAAGAGCCTTGCATCCTACGTGCTGAACCAGTACGCTACGGAGGACTTCTCTATACGTGAGATCGCTACCACAATTGACTCAGCCTACCGGAACACCACCAACTTTGGTACCAAGTACTACGAGGATGAGGAGAAGATCAACACCATCAAGGCTAAGCTGAGAAGGGGTGTGTCAAAAAAAGAGATACGTATTCAGCTACAGGACTCTCAACTGGATACGGATACTATCGAAGCAGTCTTGACCAAGGTGGAGGAGGAGAACGCAAAGAAGACATTCTGGGAAAAGAGCGAGAAGGGAGTCACTCGAATAGTACACATTCAATTTAAGCAGTTCCTTGAGGACAATGGCTTCTACAAGTACTGCCCTGAGGGTGGTAAGAACTACGTGTTTGTCAAGGTTACGAACAACTTGATTGACCACACATCTGAGAAGGAGATAAAGGACTACGTGCTTAACCACCTGCTTGAGTTGGATGACATCATGGTGTACAACTACTTTGCTGACAACACTCGCTTCTTTAAGGAGGAGTTCCTGTCGATGCTATCAACCATAGACATCTTCTTCATTGAGGATACCAAGGACACATCCTACCTGTACTACAAGAACTGTGCTGTGCAGGTGACCAAGGATGAGGTGAAGCCTATTGACTACCTTGACTTGGGTGGATACGTGTGGAACGATCACGTGATTGACCGCAACTTTAACATGTGCGATGTGACAGATGCATGCAGCTACAGGAAGTTTATACGTAACATCTGTGGTGGTGATGATGGCAGGGTTGAATCGATGGAGAGTACCATTGGGTTCCTACTACATGGCTACAAGAACCTAAGCTTCTGTCCTGCGGTGATCCTCAACGATGAGGTGATCAGCGATAACCCTGAGGGTGGCACAGGCAAGGGTCTGTTCATGAACGCACTAAGCAGAATGAAGAAGGTGGTGACTATTGACGGCAAGTCCTTCACGTTTGAGCGGAGCTTCGCCTACCAGCTGGTGTCTGCCGATACGCAGATCCTAGTCTTCGATGATGTGAAGAAGTACTTTGACTTTGAGAGACTCTTCAGTGTGGTGACTGAGGGTCTGACGCTAGAGAAGAAGAACAAGGATGCAATCAAGATCCCATTCAGTAAGTCTCCAAAGATTGCCATCACTACCAACTACGCAATCAAGGGATCGGGCAACTCATTCGCTAGACGTAAGTGGGAGCTGGAGCTACACCAGTACTACTCAAAGGCGTTCACGCCTTTAGATGAGTTTGGTAAGCTGATGTTCGGTGACTGGAACGATGATGATTGGTGTGAGTTTGACAACTACATGATCAGATGCTTGGCTAACTACTTGAAGACTGGCCTAGTGAGAAGTAAGTTTGTCAACCTAAAGATCAGACAGCTATCTGCGGAGACCGCTCATGACTTCATCGAGTGGTGTGGTCTGGTGGAGGGTCAGCCTAAGAACAACACGCTGGAGCCAGAGGTAAGGCTGTACAAGAACGATCTGTACAACGACTTCGTCAACGAGTACCCTGACTACGGACCAAAGTCTAAGATGACCATCAGCAGAACCAAGTTCTACAAGTGGTTGGTATCATACGGCATGTTCAAGTATGGCGTTGCTCCTGAGGAGGGGCGTGATATGATGGGCAGGTGGATCATAATTCATTCAAATGATTGAGAGGGTACCAGGCTATTCGGATGAGCAGATGCTACGCTACTGCGGTACACTTTACAATGTTGTATCAAAGGACAAGTCTGCTGACCCAGATGTACTAACTAGTATAAAGAATTGCCTATCTCATTACGGAACAAGAAGCATGGAGTTTAGACCATACCAGAGGGACATAATATCGCAGGGAGCACGAGCCATACAAGAACATGGCTTCGTGTACCTAGCGATGGAGGTACGGACAGGCAAGACATTGACCAGCCTTGGCATAGCCAGTGAGTGCGGAGCAAAGTCTGTGCTGTTCGTGACAAAGAAGAAGGCTATCGGCAGCATCGAGAAGGACTACGATCTGCTACAGCCTAGCTACCAGATAAAGGTGGTCAACTACGAGAGCCTCCACAACGTGGTAGATAGCTTCAAATTTGACCTGATAGTCATCGATGAGGCACATAGTATAGGTGCGTTCCCAAAGCCCAGCAATCGGGCTGTAATGATACGACACGCCATCTCTAAGTATAGACCTAAGGTGATACTCATGTCTGGCACACCGACACCGGAGAGCTACTCACAGATGTACCACCAAGTGTACGGCATACCTGGCAATCCATTCAAGCGGTTCGTTAACTTCTATAAGTTTGCTGAGGTGCATGTGAGGGTAAAGCAGAAGAACATCAATGGGCTATTCATTAATGACTACAGCACTGGGTTGGACAGCATCATCGATGAGATGAAGCCACACATGATAAGCTTCTCACAGAAGGAGGCAGGGTTCGTATCATCAGTTACTGAGGAGATCCTAGAGGTGGAGATGAAGGAGTCTACCATGCAGCTTATCAATAAGCTAAAGAGGGACCTGGTGATTGAGGGTAAGACTGAGGTGATACTGGCTGACACGGCAGTGAAGTTAATGATGAAGGTACACCAGCTATGCAGTGGGACGATTAAGTTTGAGAGCGGTAACAGCATGGTGCTTGACACCACCAAGGCTGAGTTCATTAAACAAAAATTTCAAGGAAGTAAGGTAGGCATCTTCTATAAATTTAAGGAAGAGCTATCTGCCTTGCAGTCAGTATTTAATGATGAGTTAACAACTGATCTTAGTATATTTGAGAGCACTGACAAGAGCATTGCACTCCAGATAGTTAGCGGCAGGGAGGGGATCAGCCTTAGGCATGCGAAGTACTTGGTGTACTATAACATTGACTTCAGTGCTACGAGTTACTGGCAGAGCAGGGACAGGATGACAACAAAGGATCGTTCGTTCAACCATGTGTACTGGGTCTTCAGTAAGGGAGGCATTGAGCATGACGTGTACAAGACAGTGATAAAGAAGAAGGACTACACAGTTAATCATTTTAAGAATACATGATATGGAAAATATTTGGAACTACGTATTTCATTGGAATGAATACACACAGAAGTGGTACGCTGTACACAGAGACAGGTATCTAGACTATTGGAGTACTGATAAGGATAGCTTCCCATCAGATAAGAACTTAAACAATCTAATTAATAAGCTATGAATCAGACAGCAGTAGAATTTTTATACGAAGCATTGTGGGAAGCAGGGAAAGATAAATTTATGTGGCAAATAATTTTGCAGCAAGCCAAAGAAATGGAGAAGGAGCAGATAAAAGAAGCTTACAAATACGGAGCATGTGATTTGGAGATTCAGTATTCACCTGTTGGAGAAATTAATTCAGAACAATACTACAACGAAACCTACGGAGATAAATGATAACTAACGAACAGAATGTATTGAATGCCAACATCCCTAACCTGAAGCTAAAGGTTCGCAGGAGTTGGTTGACGAAGAAGGAGGAGGACCACAACACTTACGATAGCTGCTACGCATTTGCTATTCAGAGTGTGGCCGGTAAGATTCTAACCTTTCACATCATGACTGACTACGGGATGCTTAGGAGCCGTGTGCCTATCTCTGAGTTGTTCTTTAGTGAAACAGACAAGGACATCTCAAGTGACTTCAAGCAGCTGTGGGATTGCTTCAGCGAGAACGTGAGTATCATTGAGTACTCATACCTAGCAGAGAAGCGATGCAAGGTAATCCTAAAGGACAAGACCCTTGTGTGGGCCACCTATCTATTCACCGTGGATTGGTTCAACAACCCATACTCTGACGAGCCTACGGACTACAAGTGTGGACATATCCTATTGGCTGACGAGGGGTACCTTCTATGCCAACCCAACAACAGGATATTTTGGAAGGACTCAAACTTTATTACTAATGACTTCCCTGTAGATCCAAAGGAGTTTAAGGTTGACACTGAACTTCAATGCGTGGAGTCAGAGAGCGACAGGTGGGTGAGCTCAAATGGAAATTCATTTTACTACGATATAAACGAAATATAATGAGCCCAGATATTACAATGTGCCTGGGGACAAATTGTCCCTACAAAGAAACCTGCTACCGATTTACGGCAAATCCAAACGAGTATAGGCAATCCTACTTTACAGAGCCACCTATTAAGGATGGCAAATGTGATATGTACTGGGGAGATTTAAGTGAGGAGATTTGGAACCAACTAAAAGATATAATGAAATGACAATCTATCTAGGTGACCAGGCAAAAAAGTTATTCTACATGAGAGAGATTCCTGTAGAATCAATAGGTGTGTTCCAATCAATAGGTGGTGATTGGTTATACTGGTACAGCGATGGCTTTACGTA